TGATCCAGCACATTCTGACCGAAGAGATTTTCACCTCCGTCTTCGACAACGCCCAATACCACCGAGAGAACAATGTCGCCCAAAAGCTGACCGAGCTCGAAGGCGAGTTCTTCACGGGCGACCTGCGTCATCAAACTACGCTGCGCCTCAGGCCCTATTACGCCGCGATCAAGAGCGCGGCAGCCGAGACGCCCGACCGGCGCGAGAAGCAGGTCTTCCTCAAGAAGCTCTACGAGGATTTCTACAAGGTCTATAATCCGAAAGCCGCCAACCGGCTCGGCGTCGTCTATACGCCGGGCGAGATCGTGCGCTTCATGATCAGGAGCGCCGAATCGCTTTGCGAGCGCCATTTCGGGAAGACCTTGGTCGACCCGCAGGTGGAGATTCTCGATCCCGCCACCGGCACCGGAACTTTCATCGTGGAGTTGCTGGAGCATTTCGCCGGCGACCGCGACCGGCTGCGGTATAAATACAAGAATGAGCTGCACGCCAACGAGGTGGCGATCCTCCCTTATTATGTCGCCAATCTCAATATCGAGGCGACCTACGCCGCCATCACCGGGCAATATGCCGAATTCCCCGGCCTGGTGTTCGTTGACACGCTCGACAACACCGCCGGTCTGGGCATTTTCAGTGGGCATCAGGGCGACATGTTTGGCAGCATGTCTGACGAAAATATGGACCGGATCAAGCGCCAAAACGAGCGAACGATTAGCGTGATTCTTGGAAATCCACCCTACTTCGCCAACCAGCGCAATGAAAACGAGAACAACAAGAGTCGCGAGTATCAAAGGATTGATGATCGAATTCGTAATACTTACATAAAGCTTTCAAGTGCTAAAAAGACAAGGCGATACGATATGTACTCGCGTTTCTTTCGCTGGTCTAGTGATCGTTTTCGTGAGAACGATGGTGTTCTTGCCCTTGTAACCAACAGCAACTTCATAGATGCGCGCGAGGCGGACGGATTTCGAAAGTCGGTGGCTCGGGAATTTCAAGAAATCTGGGTTGTGAACTTGAAGGGTGACGCACGGACGAGTGGAGAACGTAGACGGCAGGAGGGGGGTAGCGTTTTTGAGGACAAGATTCGGGTTGGTGTAGCTATCTGCCTGTTAGTGAAGAAGCGAGGCGTCGATGGATGCCACGTGTATTATCGCGAGGTACAAAATTATGCCAAAGCAGAGGACAAGATTGCGTTCCTCTCAAATTTGGAACTCGACGTGCGCACGTTTACCTTGTTGCGCCCCACGCTTAACGGCGACTGGATAGGCTCAGCATCCGCCGAGGGCTGGGCGGATCTCATTCCGGCGGCCGGGGAGGCAACTAAAACGACCGAAGAATGCTCGAAAGAGCGCGCTATTTTTAAGCTCTATTCACTTGGCGTGAAGACCAATCGTGACGATTGGGCCACGGCGAGGTCGAGGGACAATCTCGAAATTCTGTACCGCTATACTGTGGATCATTTCAACCGCTTTGTCGGCGCACTGCCCGATGCGCGTCGAAAGCCTGTGGAAATTAGCTTTGATGAAGTAATAAAATGGACGAGGAAGCTGAAGAAATGGGCTTCAGCGAAACGACCCCTTCAATATGACTCCAACACGATCGTGCCCTCGCTTTACCGACCCTACAGCAACCGGTTCACCAGTTACGTGTCGGCCTTGAACGAGGATCAGTACCAGCTCGCAAAAATCTATAGGCAAGGAATATCAAACCCCGCTATTCTTCTCAGCGGGTATCCTAGCAAGAAGCCCTTTCAGGCTTTGGCTAGTGCCGCCCTGTGGCACCACGACACCCTCGATAAAACCAACGGCGTACCCCGCTATCGCTACACCAAGTCCGGCGAGCGGGTGGACAACATCACCGACTGGGGACTGAAGCAGTTCCAGAGCCATTATGCCGACGAGTTCGCAGGGCACGACCCACTGAGAAAAGACGCCATTTTCGCCTACGTCTATGCCGTGCTGCACGACCCGATTTACCGCGAAACCTATGCAGCCGATCTCCGCCGCGAGTTTCCCCGCGTGCCCTTCTATCCCGATTTCGCGCGCTGGGCGGAGTGGGGCCGAACGCTGCTCGACCTCCATGTAGCCTATGAGAAGACGAAGCCGTGGAAGCTCGAGCGCTCCGACACACCGGGCAAAAGCGCGCCCGTTCCGAAGCTGAAATCCGAGCCGGAAAACGGCGTAGTGATCGTGGACAGCGAGACGCAGCTCGGCGGCATTCCGGCTGAAGCCTGGGCCTACTGCCTCGGTAACCGCAGCGCGATCGATTGGGTCCTCGACCAGCACAAGGAAAAGAAGATCAAGGATCCGACTGTCGCCGCCAAGTTCAACACCTACAGGTTCGCCGATCACAAGGAGAGCATGATCAAGCTGCTTGAGCGCGTGGTGCGCGTGAGTGTAGAGACCGTGCGGATCACCGACGCGATGCGGGAAGTCGGGCGCGAGGCCGTCTCCCCAAAGCCGTGACGTTCCTGGGAAGCCGTCACGGCACCATATTGCCGTGACGTCGAACGGGTTCTGTCGGCTCTCGGCCGACCGCCCCGCCGGCCGCGCGGGGCGACTCCGCGCGCAGCTTGCGATCGCCAGGCGCTCGCTGCGGCTGCGCGCGGGACGCCCTCGCGATTCGGCTGTAGGTTTCGCCAGCCCCGAAATCACCCCGATTCGGGGCCCGAAAAATATTCTTTGCGCGCGGGATTCGCGCCTTTTGTTGGATTTGCCTTCCTACTTCCGAGCCGCACCCGCGGCGGAAATGCGGGGCCGGCGCGCCTTGGATGTTGGAACGAACCGATCTGGAAAAAAGAGCTTGACAGCGTAACGCTGATATGGCACTATTTAGTCATACTTCGATACGTGAATCGGAGGAAGACGGGGCCCCAAGCGGGCCCTTTTCTTTTGGGATTGTCAGCCGGCGCGGCGTGAGCCGCGGCCGGTCTTTTTTATGGAGCGGGCGATGGCGGCGGAAGAGCCGGAAAAATTCTATTCGCGCGGCAAGGACGGGCGGGTGCAGCGGCGCAAGGTGCGCAAGGACGGGTGGAGCGCGCGCAGGCGGGAAATGTTCCTCGACCATTATGCGGCGACCGGCAATGCCAGCGAATCCTGCCGCGCCGCCGGCATGAGCGAGGGCGCCGCATCGGCGCTGCGCCGGCGCGACCCCGAATTCGCCGCCCAATATGACGCCGCGCATGCGGCGGCGCTGATCAGGCTCGAAGGCCTCGCCATCCAATATGCGCAGACCAAGGGGCGGATCGTGGCGGTCGAGCCGGGCGAGGTCCCGCCGGTCGACATGGCGAATTTCGACCCCGAGCTGGCGCTCAAGGTGCTGAACCGGCGCCGGCCCAGCACGAACGGATTTGCCGACCGATGCGGCGCCAGGCCGCGAAGGGCGAGCAAGGCCGAGCTGGTCGCATCGATCCGGCGGCTCATCGCCGTGGTCAAGAAGCGCAGGGCGCAAAGCGCGGCGGGATGACCGACGACGAGGCGGTGATCGCGGCGATCATCGAGCTTACCCGCCTGGAGGAGGATGAGCTTGCCTATGTCCTCACCCGGCTGACCGAACCTGAATTGCGCACGCTGCGCGAACATTGGGAGGGTTGGGCCCACGCGGGGCAGATGCCGCCGCAGGGCGATTGGCGGGTCTGGCTGATGATGGCCGGGCGCGGCTTCGGCAAGACCCGGGCCGGCGCGGAATATGTGAGCGCGCTTGCGCGGGCCGATGGGGATTTGCGGATCGCGCTCGTTGCGGCGAACCAGAGCGAGGTCGAGCGGGTGATGGTGCGCGGCGAGAGCGGGCTGATGGCGGTGGCGAGGTTCGACGAGGATCTGCTCTGGTATCCGACCCGCGGGCTGGTCGAATTCGCCAGCGGAGCCCGGGCCTTCGCTTATTCGGGCGCGAACCCGGAGGGCCTGCGCGGGCCGCAGCATCATGTCGCCTGGTGCGACGAGCTGGCGAAATGGGCTTACCCGCAGGCGACCTGGGACAATCTGATGCTCGGGCTTCGGCTGGGAGAAGGCGCCCGAGCGCTGGTGACGACGACGCCCCGGCCGATCCCCCTGCTGCGGCGGCTGGCCGGGGCGACGGACGTCGTCGTGACTCGGGGGCGGACGGCGGACAATTTGAACCTGCCGGCGGATTTCGTCGCGGACGTCACCGGTCGCTACGGCGGCACCAGGCTCGGCCGGCAGGAGCTGGACGGCGCGCTGATCGAAGATGTCGAGGGCGCGCTCTGGACTCGGGCGGCGGTCGAGAAAGCGCGGGCCCCGGCGCCGGAGACGCTCAAGCGCGTGGTGGTGGGCGTCGACCCGCCGGCGAGCGCTTCGGGCGATGCGTGCGGGATCGTGGTTTGCGGGCTGGGCGCGGACGGCGTGGGCTATGTGCTGGCGGACATGAGCGCCGGCGGGCTCGCGCCCGAAGGCTGGGCGCGCGAGGTGGCGCGGGCGGCACAGACCTGGGAGGCCGACAAGGTGGTCGTCGAGACCAACCAGGGCGGCGAGATGGTCGAGAGCGTGTTGAGGAGCGTCGATAGCGCGCTGCCGGTGCGGCCGGTCAAGGCGCGGTTCGGCAAGGCCAAAAGGGCCGAGCCGGTCTCGGCCTTGTTCGCGCGCGGCAAGGCGAAGTTCGCGGGCGCGTTTCCGGCGCTCGAGGACGAATTGTGCGGGCTGACCAGCGGCGGGGGCTATGAAGGGCCGGGCAGGTCGCCCGACCGCGCCGATGCGATGGTGTGGGCGATGGCGGAGCTGATGCTGGGCCACGTGAAGGCGCCGCGGGTGCGGGGGTTATGAGAAACGGGCCGTTTGCCAGGGAGCGTCGAAGGGTCGGCAACGGACTATCCGTGCCGGCCCCACGCCCACTTCACCTATCTGATGGACCGGCCGCCTTCGGAATAGAGGTCAAGGCCGCCGAATGGGGACAGTTGCGGGCAACTGTCCCCTTTTAACGGAGAGCGAAATGAGATTGTTCGGCCGCAAGGCCGCTCGGGAAACCGGGCGGCCTTTTCTGTTTGCGCCGTGGCGGGGCATGTTCTCCGCCGAGCCATGGCCCAGAAGCTACGAGGCGCAGGTGCGCGAGGCCTATCTCGCCAATCCGGTGGCCCAGCGGGCCGTGCGGCTGGTCGCGGAAAGCGTCGCCTGGGCGCCCGTTTTCGCCAGCGACGGGCGGGAGGATGCCGCGATGCTGGTGCCGCCGGCGTTGCTCGAAAGAGTGGCGACGCAGCTGCTTCTTCACGGCAATGCGTTCGTTCAGCTGCTGCAGGACAGCGAGGGGCTGCCGGCGGAATTGTTCGCGCTTCGGCCCGAGCGGGTGAGCATCGAGGCCGATGCGGCGGGATGGCCGGCGGCCTATGTCTACAAGATCGGCGAGACGAAGAGCCGGATCGCGGCGAAGGACGGGCTCGGACGGCCCGGCGTGGCGCATCTGGCGGCGGCACACCCCTTGGACGACCATTATGGGCTCGGCTGCCTGGGCGCGGCGGCAGGGGCGGTCGCGGTCCACAATGCGGCGGCGAAATGGAATAAGGCCTTGCTCGATAATGCGGCGCGGCCGAGCGGGGCCCTGGTCTACGATTCGGGCGACGGGACGGCCCTTTCGGGTGAGCAGTTCGAGCGGCTGCGCGCCGAGATGGAGGCGCATTTCTCGGGCGGCGAGAATGCCGGCCGGCCTATGCTGCTCGAGGGCGGGCTCAGCTGGCAGGCGATGAGCCTGACGCCGGCGGACATGGACTTCATCGGATTGAAGGCGGCGGCGGCGCGGGAGATCGCTTTGGCCTTCGGCGTGCCGCCGATGCTGCTCGGGCTGCCGGGCGACGCCACTTACGCAAATTACAAGGAGGCGAACCGGGCTCTTTGGCGGCTGACCGTGCTGCCGATGGCGGGGCGGATTCTGCACGGGATCGGTGACGCGCTCGCGAGCTGGTGGCCCGGGCTGCGACTCGCGGTCGATCTCGACCGGATCAGCGCGCTCGCCGAGGAGCGCGAGAGCCTCTGGCGCCAGGTCTCGGCAGCGGATTTCCTGAGCGAGGCGGAGAAGAGGGAGATGCTCGGGTTTGAAGGGAACAAGCCATGACCGCTCAGAACGCATCGATGCTGGCCTTGCTCGTCGCCCAGGCGGACGCGCAGGGGGCGGACATGGTGACGCTGCGCGCGCTGATCGAGGAGGCGAGCGAAGTGGGCGCCGAGCGGGCGCTCTCGGCGCTCGGCCTCAAGGACGAGAATGCGCGGCGCGACATGGACGAATTGCGCGAATTGCTCAGGGCCTGGCGCGACGCCAAGAAATCCGCCTGGCAGGCCGTGGTG